CTCGCAGCGGGCAACGGCACGGGCAAAGTCCAAGACCGACGATCTGGTCCAGGCCGTCTACCAAGCGGCCAAGGAAGCCATCCTCGCGTCCGGCAGGCCCCACGTGGTCCAGCCGCCTGGGTCCAAGAAGGGCCGCGGCGAGACCGCCCTGCTGCACCTGACCGACTGGCAGGGCGGCAAGCGCAACACGTCCTACAGCCTCAAGGTGCTGGCCGGGCGGGTGGAACAGGTGCTGGCCAAGACCATGCAACTGACCGACATCCAGCGGGCGCACCACCCGGTCGACGACTGCGTGCTCGTGGCTGGTGGCGACATGGTGGAGGGTCTGACGGTGTTCCCGGGGCAGGCGTACGAGGTGGAGGCCCACCTGTTCGAGCAGATGTTCGAGGTGGCCCGCATCCTCGAGGGCGCGGTGCTGTCGCTGGCGGGCTACTTCAACAAGGTGCACGTCGTCTGCGAGTACGGCAACCACGGGCGCATCGGCCGCAAGGGCGACATGCCGTCGGCCGACAACATCGACCGCATGGTGTACCAGATCACCTCCGACCGCATCTCCCACGTCAAGCACGCCACGTGGCAGATGTCGCCGGACTGGCACCAGGTCCTGAAGATCGGCAACTACAGGGCGCTCATCGTCCACGGCGACGAGGTGCCCAGTTTCGGCGGACAGACCCCCAGTTATTCAATCCTGAGGAAGTGCAACGCATGGGCATCCGGAGTGGTGGAGGATTTCAACGACGTGTACATGGGGCACTTCCACACGCCCATGACGCTGACGATGGCCAACGGCGGTCGGGTGTTCGTGACGGGCTCCACCGAGTCCGGCAACGAGTACGCCCGAGCGTTCGTCGCCGCGGTCGCAAGGCCGTCACAGAGGCTGCACTACATCGACCCCCACAAGGGCCGGGTCACAGGCGAGTACACCCTGTGGCTGGACTAGTTCGCTGCCCCTGGCCGCTCGTGGCGGTGCTCTGGAAGGACGCCTTCGACGGCGAGAACGGTTGGTGCGACGTGGAGAAGTACTCCCCGCGTCAGGCAACGGTGGTGTCGGTGGGGTTCCTGTGGCCCGAGTGCCTCGGCGGCTACGTGACCCTCACCGGGTCCTACATGCCCGACGAGGTGCCCGACCTCAAGACCGTCGGGATGCCCGTCCACATCCCCGTGGACATGGTGGTCAAGATCGTGCACCTTGAACAGCCCGAGTTTCCAACCGATTGACGCTCGGGTTGCAAATCCGCCGCCCACGTCATACAATGTCATACAGGAGGAATCATGCAACTGAACACGTTCACCATCCCCAAGCCCGAGCACGGCTCACCCGAGTGGCTGGCGGTCCGCTGGCGTAACGAGCAGGGCCTTGCCCGCATCGCCGCCTCGGAGGCCGCGGCGGTCCACAACGAGCACGGGTTCCTGTCGTCGGGCGACCTTGCGCTGGCCAAGATGTCCGACACCGCGCCGCAGCCGGTGGAGACCAACAGGGCGATGGAGCGGGGCCAGCGCCTCGAGCCGTTCGTGCTGTCGTGGTACCGGGACCTGAACGGCGGCGACGTCGCCACCCCCGAGGTCATGTACTGCTACGAGCAGGACGAGGTGCGTCTCATCGCCACCCTGGACGCCATCAGGCGGGTGGACGGCGGGTTCCTGCCGGTGGAGATCAAGACCATCAGCCGCCGCTGGAACGGCGAGATGCCCCGCTACTGGTATTGGCAGGGCGTCCACCAGGCCGTCTGCACGGGCTCAGACCGGATCGAGTGGGTCATCTTTGACAACAACCTCGAACTGCACACCCACACGCAGGTGGTCACGTCCGACGAGCGGCAGGTACACATCGAGGCGTGCCGCGCGTTCCTCAAGGCCGTGGACTCCAACCAGATGCCGGAGGGCGCGACGTTCTCGTACGACGACATCTCCCAGCGCCATCCAGAAGGTGACGGAAGCACCGTCGACCTCGGTGAAGACGCCGCCGAGATCGTCGCCGCCCTTGCCGACGTGGCCGCCGAGATCAAGACGCTCAAGACCGCCGAGGACGGCCTCAAGGCAAGCATCTGTCAACTCCTCGGTGATGCCGAGTTCGGCACCGTCGGGGGCACCCTGGTCGTGTCGTGGAAGACCTCGCAAAGGAGCACCTTCGACCAGAAGCGCTTCGAGTCGGAGCACCCAGCCCTCGCCCAGAAGTTCAAGAAAACAACCACATACAGGACCTTCCGGGTCCTGAGCAAAGGAGAGTGACCACATGGGATTCAACCTAGAAAACTACGAGACGGTCGAGGACCGGCTCATCCGCTTCTGGACCGACCACCCGAACGGGCGGATCAGCACCAGCATCCACCACTACGACGACAACAAGGTCGTGTTCCGCGCCGAGGTGTACTTCGACGCGGCCGACGACACCCCGAAGGCCACCGGCTACGCCGAGGAAGTGCGCGGCGCCAGCCCGGTGAACAAGACGTCCCACGTGGAGAACGCGGAGACCTCGGCCATCGGCCGGGCCTTGGCGAACTGCAAGTACGCGCCGCGAGGCGCACGTCCGTCCCGTGAAGAGATGGCCAAGGTGCAGCGTTCCGCCCCGGCCCACGCCCCGGTGGTCCACGAAGAGAAGAAGGCGACGGTGACCCTCGACGAGGCGCTCGCCACGGCAACCGAGAAACTCGGTGCCAGGCCCGCGACGAACGCATCCGTGCGGCCCCGCACCATCTCCCAAATCATCGCCGCCTGCCAGATCAAGAGCCTGCCCAAACAGGAGGCGCTCGAGATGGCGAGCGACATCGCCGGGAAGCCCATCACGGACTTCAAGCAACTCGACAACCCACAGGCCGAGGAACTGCTGGCGATCATCTCCGGGATGGCGGCATGAGCCGAAAGAAGCGCAACAGCAGGCCCCGAACCGTGGACCCGGCCGGGAAGCGGCAGGGTGATCGGTTGCTTGCCGCCCGCGTGACCGCCGCGCAACTTCGGCAAGTGAAGGCCAAGGCCAAGCGCGAGGGCGTACCCGTGTCGGTGCTTGTGCGCCGCGTGGTGCTCCGGGAGGTGCAAGCAGCATGAGCCAGAAGAACCACCGGCTCGTGGTCCGCATCGACGAGAGCATGGCCGAAGCGCTGCGCTACCTCGCCACCATGACCGAGCGGGAACGCTCCGACATGGTGCGCGAGGCCCTGCGCGAGTACATCAACAAACTCAACCGCGATGACTTCTGAGCGAAAGGGAGAATGCGATGGCACGAAAGAGCGCTGCAACCACCCTGGATGCCCGATCTTTGGGCTACTGGGGCGTCCTGGTCGTGACGGTAGACGACGGGTCAGGGGGTGCGGAGACCCTGTTGCTCGGGGCAAACGGAACCGAACTAAGGGTGATAACAAGGCTCGAAGAGCCCGAAAGAAACTCGGCCTTTACGTATCTGGCAACGTGGGTTCGCGCCATGAGGAGCATCTTGGCGGGACGCTCAGGATCGAAGCGAAAGCCGGGGCTCAGGTCGGACCCATTGCTACGCGTTTCTTCGCTGCGCGATCTCAATCGAACGCTGCAAAGGCTCTCGGGGACGTTCGCCCCTTCGCGATGATCGCCATGCCCGACGGCACGTCCGAGGGCATAGTGTTGATGTCGCTGGAGGAGTTCTCCCAGTTGATGAGCCTTATCCCACCAACCAACTAGGGTCGGGAGCACACGATGGCGTACGTGGCGCGGCTGCTTGCCGCCATTTCTTCGGTCCTGTTCGTGGGCGGGGTTTCCACCCTGCCGAGCCAGACCCCCACCCCGACAGCCACCCGGGGGGTTTGGGCCCCTCAGAACGCATCCTGGCGCGTCTCAGACCCCATCCAGGCGCGGTTGCCCGCCCCCACCACGACCGTGTTCCTGCCCCAAGGGGAGTGCGCCCACCTCTGGCCGGTGGCCCAGCAGGCTGGCTGGACACCCGACCTGTGGCCGGAACTGAACCGCATCATGTGGCGCGAATCCCGCTGCCATCCCGACTCCCACAACACCAAACTCAACAAGGACGGCTCGGCGGACCTGGGGCTGATGCAGATCAACGACCGCTCGTGGTGCATGAAGAACCGCTGGAACCCCACGGGATACTTGCAGGGCTTGGGAATCCTGCGGTACTGTGCCGAACTGTTCATCCCCCGCACGAACCTGCTCGCTGCCAAGGCCCTGTATGACTACTCCAAGGAGCGCGGAGTCTCCGGGTTCCAGCCTTGGGCAGGATAAATGGATGAAACTGATGAACGACTTCCGCCTCATCGACGACCGCGTTGATTGGATGAAGGACGCCAAGTGTGCCGGGGTGGGCAACGAAGGGTTCTTCCCCCAGACCGGGGAAACCTACAAGGCCCTGCTGGCCTGCAACTTCTGTCGCGACTGCCTGGTGCGGGAGGAGTGCCTCGAGTTCTCCCTCACGAACCAGATTCGCTACGGGGTCTGGGGCGGGGTGTCGGCCCGGATGCGCCAAAAACTGTTGGCGGAGCGCAAGAAAAAGGGTATAGTGGGTTCATGAACGAGTCGGCACGGGCGGAACTGGCGTTGTGGCAGGCGCGGG